TTGCCTTTCCTCTTTACCTTGCCCTGCTTCATGCGCTGGTCTATATCGTTTTCGGGGAGATCGTCGCTGAGAACGCTTTAAAATGGGTTATTACTCACCCGCTTGCTACCGTGTACCTCATTGCCATGTGCAAAGTCATGGTGATAGCGGGGCAAATTGTTCTTTATAGGTCAAATTCTTACAAACGTCGTCTAAAACCGTTCGTTCGTCGAGTTTAGATTGTTTTTCGATTACCGGGCCTGTATATTTGCCGTATCGTTAACAACAAAACAACAAGACAATGCAAACCATTAAAATTAAAAACACAGAATCGAACCGCATTTGGTTGTCTGACAACATAAACAGCCACATTAATTGGCAGGCAGACGGTTCTTTTATTAGCATTACACCAAGCAGCTACCACGCTGCATTGCTGGCAAGCGGGCAAATGTCGGTTACTTCTTACAAGAAAAATGTTTTGGGGTTATAGCACATCGCTTCTTCGCTACACCCCGGCCTGAACAAAACCAGCGCCGGGGTTTGGTGTTTTAAGGGGGAACGTGTAACTTTGTTTCACATCGCGGGGTAGAGTAGCTCGGTTAGCTCGTTTGGGTAACTTCCAAAAGGTCGCAAGTTAAAATCTTGCCCCCGCTACTAAAAGCAGATAGAATTATGAAATCAATTTTCTTTTCCGTTTTATTCCTGACCTTCGCCCTGACCGGGTGCGGGCAGAACGTTGTTAAAGGCCAATCTATCCCTATTGAAGGATTCCGTTTATTTTCAGCAGAAGACACAATTGGCACTCACTTTACAGGCGATGTAGAAATGATCTCCAGCGACAAGGACGGCACAGTTACAAGCCACTGGAAACAGGGCAAGTATTCGATTGAAAAATCCATTGTCGGGTTTTGGGAGGTCAACACGTTTAAGCCGGTCACGCCTGCTTTGCTGGATCACCTTAAAAAGCAGGATGGTATCGAAACAGCTTACAATGAAAAGCGCTACCAGATGACAGTTTATGTCGCCAAAATGCACGAACACCGCGCTGCTGAAATTATTGCCTTTGCCCTCGATTCGTTCAAGGAATAACCGTTCTCTACAATACCGCTCGCACGTCCCCCGGTTCAACTTTGGCCGGTGGTTTGTGTTTTTAGCAAGGAAGATGTAACTTTGTTGCAAAAGCGACAGATAATGCCGAAACTTTCCGACAGATACGAAGCGTTTTGCCAAGAATACCTTATTGATTTTAACGTGACGCAGTCCGCGCTCCGGGCGGGTTACTCAAAGAATTACGCCACAAAGGATGCTTATAAATTGTTGGTAAATGTTGGTATTCAGGAACGAATAGCCGAACTTCAAGCAGCAGCAGCAAAGCGCAACGAAATCACCTTAGACCAAATCCTCGCCGAATACGCTAAGCTTGCCTTTTTCGACATCCGAAAACTTTACGGCCAAGATGGGAGGCTGATTCCGATTCACGAACTTGACGCCGCCACAGCGGGCGCAATCGGAGGCGTGGAGGTGCTGACTATCGGCACGGGTGACAACCAAGTCGGCACCACAACAAAGGTAAAGGTATGGGAGAAACGCGCCGCCCTTGACAGCCTGTGTAAAGTATTAGGACATAACGCCCCGGTTAAGCAGGAACACAGCGGCTCCATCGCCATTGAGCAGATCACCGGAATGGAGGTGAAATAATGGGCAGGAAACTGGTTTTCGATACGCACGGAAACGAGCGCCAAAAGGAAGCCTGCCGGGCGTGGGTTGATCCGACCGTCTCCGACATCGTTTACGGCGGATTAAAAAACGCGGGCAAGTCATATCTTGGTTGTAGTCTAATTTTCCCCGACGCCCTAACCTACCCCGGCACCCACTATTTTATTGCCCGGAAAACCGGATCTGATCTGACTAAATTCACCATACCATCCATTCACGAGGCGCTTGATAATTTGCAGGTTCCGCCAAGCATGTACAAGTTCAACGGGCATGACAATTACTATACCTGTTACAACCAGTCCCGCGTCTACCTGCTTGCCGCAAAGTACCTCCCCTCTGATCCGCTTTACCAGCGTTTCGGGTCTATGCAAATGACGCGGGGGTGGATCGAAGAGGCGGGGGAGTTTGAAACGGAGGCAAAGCGCAACCTGCAAATATCAATCGGGCGCTGGAAAAACGATTTGTACAACCTCCCCGGAAAGTTGCTGCAAACCTGCAACCCGTCCAAAAACTACCTGTATCGGGAATACTACAAACCGCACAAAGAAGGCACCCTTCCCGCTCACCAACGATTCATTCAGGCGCTGCCAGGCGACAATAAGATGATAGATGCCGGGTACATGGAAAGCCTGCACCGGACGCTCACCGGCGCGCAAAAACGGCGCTTGCTTTTCGGGGATTGGGAATACGACGGCGACCCCGCCGCGCTGATCGAATACGACAATATTGTAAACCTGTGGAACAATGACCACGTAGCCCGCACATCCTACAAGTACATCACCGCCGACATTGCCGGACAAGGTTCCGACCGTTTTGTTATCCTTGTTTGGGACGGGTGGACGGTTATAGACTGTGAGATCATCCCAAAGAGTAACGGGGCGCAAATAGTCCAGGCAATCCAGCGCCAACGTATGCGCTATGCCGTAAAGCCGGGAAACGTGGTTTTCGATGCGGACGGCATCGGAGGCGGGGTAACGGGTCACATCCCCGGCGCGCAAAGTTTCGTAAACGGGGCAAGGCAGATGCTTTATAAAGGGCAGGAAGAAAACTATTTCAACCTGAAAACGCAGTGCTATTTCCACCTTGCCGCGCAAATCAACGCCGGGGCTTTGTATTGGGCTTGCGAGATGCCCGAAGGCGCGAAGGATGACCTTATCGAAGAGTTAGAACAGGTGAAGCGGGGTGATGTTACAGACGGGAAATTGCGCCTTGTGTCGAAGGAAGAGGTAAAGAAAGCCATTGGCCGCTCGCCTGACCTTTCCGACGCGCTAATGATGCGGTTCTTTTTCGAGTTAGACGCGGCCAAGCGTTTACCCGGCATGCTTTAGTCGTTCGTTTCCTTTCGTTCGTCGGTTATTTTGGTGCGTTGGTCGGTATTAGTTTGAAAGATGGGCGGGGTGGGGGTATATTTGTAGGGTAATCAGTTAACAACTAAAAAATTAAAACAATGATCGAGGCAGCAATCAAAATGACAATCTTAGACGCAATCGAAAAAGGCCACACTAACCCGGCAGAACTTGCAGCCTACATGCAATCACCGGTTTTCGAGGCGTCGGTTGCCGGTTATGTTGCGCTTTTGAATCAAACATTCTAACCACCCTGCCCGGCCTCGCGCCGGGCGCAAACCTTTACGACCATGCAACACACCACAATAGACGGCAAGTTCGCCACGGCAAAGGAAGCGATAGCAGACGTAAAAATAAACCAGATTGCCAAAATGCAGCCGATTGGAGACCGCTCACCTGTTTGCGTTTGCAGTGCGGTATCTGAAAGAAAAATTCATTACGGTGTTCAATATTGGAACGCTAATGACATAGCTGCCGGGAAAAGCACCAACAGCGACGGCAGCATAAGTGAACTTTGTAAATAAACCAACCATGACACTAACAGTAACCATACAATCCATGACCCCCGCCGGGGACGGGTTCGTTACCAGTATCACCAACGGGGACGGTACGCCGTTCGTCTACTACCCGAAATACAAGAACATCGTTCAGCCCGACAAAGTGGGCATGACGTTGATTGTCGAAAGCGGTAACGGCCAAACAATTGAACGCGTCGTATGAAACAGCCAGCAAAACTAACCGCCGCCCTTGCGGCCTTGTTCTCGCCCGAATCCAACGCCCGAAATGCCGGGGACGCTGAACGGGTTATTACCAAACTATTTAACCTTTCGACAGATGGACAAACCGAAACTAACGCCGCCGAAACTGGACAGCAAAGACGCGGCAGCGATCAACCGCAACCTCGTTAAGCAGTCGCCCGCGTATGCGACAGCAATTAAAACCGAGGCTAAGAAAACCCCGCCCGCGCCAACATTCGGCAAGGGGAAAGAAAAGCGCCCGTACACGGGCAAGTAACAAGTTACGCAAATTGGAGTTAGGACTTTCTGCCCCCGTGCCTGCTGCGCGGGGGCTTTTAAAATTCAAGGACATGATAAAACGCTTTATTTTAATCGTTTGTCTATTTTTGGTAATACCCCCGCTCGCATTCACTTATTGGAATGGTGCTGAATTTATACAAGCGCTCCGGGGGTGGACGTTTTGCGCCCTACTTTTGGCCGTCCTGTTTGGTTTTATTACAATGCACGAAGCCGAACCCTCCCCCGCCCCGCTTGACGACATGCGCGAATTAGAAGATTAGCATTATCTTTGTAGCAAATACCACGCGCATGATCCGCCAAAGCAATCCTTATAACGTAATCGCCTTTTACGCCACCGATGACGACCAAGCCCACCGGGGCTACCTGCATTCCCCCGTCTCCGTCTTGCCCCCGTTCCAGTTCACGGTAGAAGACGACGGGGAAACGGTGGACACATGGAAGCTGGTGAATTTGGACAGCGGTGTGGAGTTCAACCAAACAACGGCACAAATCGAAACGGAAACCAGCGCAGCATTAGACCGGGCTTGGTTCACCTACA